CAAGTTATACGCGGAATTCCACAATTTTCAAAATAAATATACCAATTTCTTATTTTGTATATCAAATTTATTTGATACTATTGAGAACATTGACATAAATGACACAAAAAACATAAAAATAACAAGGTATACTATACAAATATGAACCATCATCAATTAAATTACGAATTTCGCAACCTAACCACAACACAAAAACAGGAGCGATGGAGACAACAACAAATTCTAATATTTTATGGAAGCGGTAAGCCGATTTTCAACATAAACAAAGACACCCAGCATATACGAGAACATAACAATCCATATTTTTATAGGGATAAGTATGATTTAGATACAAGAATAACTGTAGTAAAGAAAAAAAGACACAAAGAAAATGACCTATAATATCTAATGACTGAACTATTTTTTATAAAATACGACGACCCACGACTAGACCTCTATGTAAGAAACGCATACACGGTTTTAAATGACATAGTTATATTACCAAATAAACAAAAATACGAAATATCTCTATCCTTGGATAATAGTATGAATGAAGGAACTTATGGCTTAGCATCTTGGTATAGTCAAGAAATAATATTAAATGAGAACGCTATGGATTATATAGTCACATTAAATGATGTGGATTATCCAATTCTTAGTGTAGTTTTGATACACGAAATATTACATATATTCGGATTAGTTGGATTAGGGTTATATGGATTTATTTATATACGTGGAGAACACCATATACCTCCAAATGTATATACTGGAAAACATGGGGTAACTCAATATAATAATGTTCTCCGTGAAAATGGAATGAATACGAATAATATAGTATATTTACCTATAGAAAATGATTTTGAAGAAGGGACTGTACGAACTCATTTGGAAGAAGGTAAAGATGAAGAACATGATGTAGAAAAACGATACATACAAGGCATTCATTATCCGGTTATAACAAATGAAATTATGACTGGATTCATCAATAAACATAATTATATCACACCCATCACTCTCGGCATACTAGAAGATTTGGGGTTTACTGTGAATTATAATTCTATTTATGTAACCTCGGTAGGGAAACATATGCGCATTATTTGAGGTTACGGTGAAAAAATTGAAATTACTATATACACGTTATTTCAATTACACTATATACTATATATGCTTCGCCTAGCAAAATTATCAGCCAATAAATGTAATTTGGGGGTAAGACACGCCGCTACACAAATAAATGAGGTATTTTCGGAGAATCAATTGGATGTAAATACTGAAGATAATACTGTTATTCAAGAATCACCTGCTACAAATAATGTAAATACCCCAACAAATACACTATTAAATATTATTAACGAACAAAAAGAAAAGGAAACCCGTGTAGATATATGGAAAAATAGCATATTTAAGTCTTTGCCTAATCTCCAGTCAAATAATATCGGAAATGTTGGTGAGATATTCCTTGGTAGAATATGTGAAACTCAACAAATTGAATCAGAAATTGATGGCACAAAGACAAAAATGGTAGGTGGCGGTGCTGGAGATGGAACTATAAATGGTAAAACCGTAGAAATTAAGACCGCTCATCGTGGTGGTAGTAATATGAGTTTTCAACACGAATTAGGTGAATTTCCATGGCATGCTGACTATATGGCGTTTATTGATGTAGACCCAATATGTGTATATATGACTATATTCCCTAATTTTACGGAAGAACAATATAAAAACTGTGTTCGATGTGAACCATATTTCCCAACACGCTCATTCTGTTGGAGAAAAAAATCTGGGGCGTTTAAATTAGATACCACACCTAAGTTAAACGAACAGTCTATTTTAAACGGACATACAATAAAAATAACAGAAGATACTTCATTTGATGCTATCGGAGATTTTATTAAACGAATTGTTCTATAAGTTGTGAAGTGCGTATATTATACGCCGAATTTGTTGATAAAAATGCCACATCACTCCATACTATATTTTTGAACTTTTGTATATTTTCTTCTTTATTTTTATTGAAGACGATTCCATATCCCCTTCTGCGCGGTAATTTGTCAAAAGTGGTATAATACGTCATATTATCCTTTCCAAAACACGTGGAAGGTATGTATATATCACAATCGTAAAACATTTTTCTATTTCGGGTTGTTGATGGGGTTCCACCATCAGACAACGAATAAATTTTTACTACATCATTGTCTGTCTTTTGAATTGTATATTTATCAGAACTATGCTTTTTAGACCATATTTGAAATATACAATTTACTTTCACTTCCTTTTTGCTTGGTTCATAGAAACTTGTGTCTAATTTTTCAGAGTAAACCAAATTATATCCTTCAACTCTCTTTCGAGGAACCCCTTTCCCATCGCTTTCAAACAGCTGTGGTAAAATAAAACATACATAATCAGCAAATGACGACGAATGATTTATGAATTTTAATGCTAATTGCCCTCTTAGACCAAATGGTGGGTTACCAAATACAATATACTTTTTTTGTTTATCAGAAGGAAGCCATGAAAGATAGTCTTGGGTGTCAATGTTCTCAATTTTAGGTTCTATATCCATTGATATTGTTCTGTCTGTCGGAAGAACTTCTAGAAAGCTACCGTCCCCGGCTGATGGTTCAATATATGTATATTCCGTGTCGTCTTCACCCTTGTTTAATAGGAATTCTTGAAATATATCAAAACATTTACGAGCGGTTTCTATTGGAGTGTAGAATTGGTCCTTATCTTTATGTGAATATTTGGCATAATCAATAGGAATATTATTCAGTTTAAATAAATCAAATTGGTAGGACGAAGGAACGGAACCTAATTCCTTCCAGCGCTTTACTGTTCCTACCGCTACATTTACATATTTGGCTATATCACTATAACTCTTTGTTTCCAATGTCTTGTTTAATACACTCATGATATCGTCAGACTCAGTCTCACGAACTATTGATTCGATAGGGTTAACTGATTGAAATGTATTTTCAGGTGCGGACATTGCGTTGAGACGTTCTTCTAACGCCTTCTCTACCATCTCTTTTACTTTTTCCATTGTATTATCACATGGTTTCTTACGATTTTTATGAGTTTCAAAATGCGATTTTTGTTTGAAACCCTTTCCGCAACGAGGACAATCGTATTTACCCATTTTAGTTATATATGTATAAATACCAATTGGGTTTAAATCAATTTTACAATATAACAAAATAAAATAAAATAAAAATGTATCGATACTATTATTATCATGCCATTCTATTCAATAGCAAGAGGTAAAGAAGTCGGTATATTTTCTACTTGGGATGAATGTAAAACCCACATAACTGGCTTTAAAGGTGCCATTTATAAAAAATTTATTACAAAAGAAGCTGCGGAGCAGTTTCTTATTGAGAACAATCACCCTGATATGAGTGAACCTGAAACAGTACCAACTAAAACACAAATAATTGATATTCATAATGATGATTTTACTCCAGACTATTACGTATATACAGATGGTGCGTGTTCTAAAAATGGTTCATCTCAAGCTAACGCAGGATTAGGCATTTTTTTCCGCGATAATGATCCACGTAATACATCAAAACGGGTTCAAGGTAAACAAACAAACAATACTGCTGAACTCGGTGCTATTATTGAAACCTATAATCTAATAAAAGACGACGTTTTATACGGCAAAGAGATATCAATTGTATCCGATTCAAATTATGCCATACGATGTGTTACCAGTTACGGAGAAAAATGTGAAAAGACCGGATGGAAAGATACTATACCAAATAGAGACATGGTAAAAGTCGCATATGAATTGTATAAAAACATACCAAATGTGCGATTTCTTCATGTAATGGCTCATACAGAAAATACGGATATACATTCATATGGAAATGAAAACGCAGACCGTCTTGCAAATGAAGCAATCGGACATATGGAATGCCCGTATAATAGTAAACCCAAAAAGGTGTTTTTACAAATTCCCTATGAGCGAAAGGATGAAGCAAAACAATTCGGATGTAAATGGGATTTCAAAAAGAAAAAATGGTATTTTGATGATAATAATCCCAAAAAAATAGAAATATTGTCATTGTTCTCAACAATATGATATTGATTGATAGAAATATAAACAATTCTTTGTATATAACTATATATGTCTTCTTCGCGTATAAATCTGTTAGTAACTGGCGGATGTGGGTTTATCGCATCCAATTTTATAAATCATATAGCAAAAACAAATAAATATAATATAATCAACGTTGATGCTATGTATTACTGTGCTAACGAAGAAAATGTGAATGAATGCATAAGAAATGGCGACTATTACACATTTGTGAAGGGAAATGTATGTTCTGAAGACTTGATGACTCACATATTGAGTTCACATAAAATAGACCAAGTCATTCATTTCGCAGCTCAATCCCACGTTCAAAATTCATTTGAAGATTCGCTTCAATTTACACGTGATAATATTCTAGGAACACACGTTTTACTGGAATGTTGTAGGAAATACGGTAAACTAACCAAGTTCATCCACGTTTCAACGGACGAAGTGTATGGCGAATCTATGAATAACATCAACGAATCTCATAAGACCGAACACTCTATTTTGTGTCCTACGAATCCATATGCTGCTACCAAAGCATCTGCCGAATTAATAGCCCAATCTTACAATCATTCGTATAATATGCCGATTGTTATTACTCGTGGTAATAATGTA